TATGCTCTTTATTCTTTTCAAGCAATGCCCATATTTCTTGTTTGTATTTACTTAATATTCGATTGGCTTTCCACATTAAATACTCATCTAAAAAAACCGAACAAAAGGGCTCTATGCTGATTTTATAATAATTTTCATTTACTTTCTTTATCTCGCTCATATTTCCTCCTGAATTTTAGGGAATTTATTTTTCCCCTGTATTTTAGGGATTTCAGAACTCTCCCTTCATTAGAATTTCACTTATTTTCTTCTTGCTCATTCTCTTGCCAGATGGTAGAAGGATTATTTTCTTTCTACCGGCGGCCGCAAACATCGCCGCTACAAAGAACCCCAACAAGAAACTAAAGAATGAGATTATTACCATTACCGTTATCATTTTTCACCTCCGATTATCGTTTTTTAATTTTTCTTTGATAGTTTCCGGGAAGAACATCCAATAACTCAACTGCATATTATGATAAGCATCCAGCATCCCTTCATAAAAAGAAAGAAAACTCAATATTTGCGGGGAAAGCGCCTGTTTTCTGTAAAAGTTGATAATATTTTCATAATGTTTGATTTTTTCTTCCAATTCAAGATAGTATGCATATATCTTGTTTTCTAAATCCTTTTTTCGCATCTCTACCTCCATATATAACCGTAAGTTTTCCCCTTAATACGCCAAGTAATGACCCGCTTACCTGATTTTCTGGCAAGAGATTGTATTTGATAGGGATACAGCCCCTTTATTTCAATGTATTTTTTCTTCATTTATTTTTCCTCCTCTCCTTTTTAACTCTTCCAACAAATCTTTTCCGAGCCCCAGACTAAATGCCATTGCTGTAAGTTCTTCCATCCTTTTTATTAGTTCTGGCCAATGTTTTTTAATTTTTAAAACTTCGCTTTTTGTTAGTTTTACCTTTTTCTTCATTTTTTCTCCTGTTTTTTTGATTTATCCAACAATTGTTTAGCGATTTCATACCAATCAGGAAGAAATGCGTTTAGGAAAGCTGTGAAGTTGTCTCTAATATTTTTTGCTATTTCCTTGTTTTGACTTATTTTCTTCATTTATCCTCCTGTAAGTATTTTATTATGACGTTTGTTTCTCTTAAAGGACACCATTCGGGAATTTTACCTATATCTGTAATTACTAATTTTTTTCTACTACACCGAAAATATAAGTCTCCAATGCGGCGATAACTTTCTAAATATGGGCATTTCCTACAACTTCCAATTCTTATTGTCCCCATTTGCCCTCCTTCGGTGGGGTTTTGTTTATAAGGACGAGCAATTTTACGCAATTTTTTAATTCTGGAGAATAAGTTGGTAATATAGTTATCGCACCACAGTATTGTTTACCATTAAGAGCATTGAGAAGATAACTTACGATGCACCCCAGCACAAATTCTTCCATTTGAGTTTCTGCGATAAAAAATATTTCCACTGCACCGCTTGTATGGCATAATTCAGTTTTCATTTGCCCTCCCTTTCTTTCTCTTTATTTATTCTCACTTCTCCATTTTGGGAAATTTTGGATACTTTTTTTTGCTTTTTCAGTCGTAGGGATAATTTCGCCCACATTGAGAATTGTATGATTATCCGTTTCAATGCTAAATTGGGGATGTTTTATATTTATCGCGCCTTCCATAGCCAATTGTGACAAGACAATATAGCCGTACATATAGTAGTCAAAAGTTTTTATTTGTCGGCATTTCATTAGAACGACCTCGTTGTATTTCTTCTTTTTAAGATACCCCGCATAAATACAATTATCACAAGTGCGGACGATAACATATTTCATTTTGTTTTTCATTTCTTCCCCCCAATATCCTCTTTCAATATCATTTTTATTATCTCTCTGCCAAGTTTCTGCGTCGGTGTTGTATAGCGGAATGCCAAAAAATATATGGTATTTACCGCCTTTGTCATCAAGTCCTCTTTGCTTGTATCGTCAAAGATTTTTTGCCACTTTTTTGTCAGTTTTATTTTTGTGGTCATTGTACCTCCTTCCTGCCCATTTTAATCCAAATTCTTCTATTTCTTTCTCAATAAAACTTTTAACATCTAATTTCACAGTGGCAATCAAGAGATGGTTATTGTATTTTTTATCTGAAAAAAGTTTTATCTTTTTTAGATGTGCGTATATTTCGTGCACATGGTATTGCTCTGATATTGGGACTTGGAACACAAACAAAGTGTCTTTTTTATCAATATTTACAATACGAATGTGTTTTACTATTCCCTTTTTCATTTCGCCTCCTCGAACTTTTCGCATTTTTTCGCAAACTCATTATCGTAGCGATAAGTTTTATAATCAAAATTCAACGCCCACTTGCAAACAAAATCCCGTGTGTAATTATCTTTTACATATCCAAGATGTTTGCAATTATCACAAGTCCTGCCAAGCAAGTTTATCTTCATTTTTTTCTACCTCTATTTTTTTTATGGTTTCCATGCTATCCCTTTCTTTATATTTCAAAGTAGCAACATCAAAAATCATTGGTATTACACCCATTACGCCGTTTCTGTTTTTGACGATGTGAAGTTCCCAAAAGGTTTGTTCCTGCGCCGTGTCTTCATAGTCCCGCCAAATTATCATACACAAATCCGCTTGCCTCTCAATCTCTGAAGACCCGGAAAAGTCGTGTAGAGTGGGTTTTGCCTTCACTCTATCTTTTCGCCTTGTTTGCGAAAGCAGACAAATATTAATATTCTCTTGCTTTGCTAAGTCCCGTAACTGCTTGATAAATTTGCCCAAAATCTCATAAGACTTTTCCTGCCCCCGATTTTGCTGCGGAATGTATTGCAGATGGTCAATAAAGACTATATCCGCTTTTCTTGCTTTGATTTCCGAGATAATCTCATTTATAGAGTATTCATCGGTTAGTATGCTGAGATTTGATTTATATATTTTGTTTACTGTATTTTTTAGATTTTCCAAATCTTTGTCATCAAGGAGCCATGGTTGCTGAATTTTCCTGTTAGAAACTCCGTATAACATAGAAGCCAATCTGCCTATCATATCAAATAATGACATCTCTAAAGAAAAGAAAAGGACTTGTTTAGTTTCCCGGAAGGCGAACAATTGTGCTAAAAAAAGACTAAAACTTGTCTTCCCGGACCCGGCTGATCCGCCTAAAATATATAACCGTCCTCTTCTAAACCCACCTGTTATGCGGTCGAAAGACGGGAAAAGTGTTTGTAATTCCTTACCACGTTTTTGCAGGGAATAATACTCCTCTAATACATCGGTATACACATTTTTTGCTTCCGCTGTTTTTGGCTGGTCTTCCTCAAATTTAGAGATAGAAGATTTTAACGCCGATAAATATGTGGGAATGTCTATTTTCTTAAAACGAAATGGTTCAAATAATTTGAGACTACGCTTTATAGCAATTTCCCTTGCTGCCTTAATGTATCTATCTAAATTCTTAATTTCTGTCGCCTTTATGATGGCCCCAGAGAGCATCTTTTTTTGTGCTTCTGGTAGTTCAGCGAAAAAGATATTTTGGTCAAATTCTACTCTGTCTTTTTCATAGGAAATCTTAAATTGCTCAAATATTTCCCGCAGGTTCTTGTCAAATAGCCAATATGATTTGCAAGTTAACGCCTTTTGCCGGGCCGCCTCATTGACAAATAAAGAACCGACAATAACGCTTTCTATTTTACTGCTCATTTAATACCTCCATATATTTTAAAATAGTTTGTTTATTCCTTTCAGCGTCCTCAATGCGCTTTTTTTCTATTTCCTCTTCGCTTAACCCCTTATATTTAGCCCGGTATGCTTCTTCTTCTTGCTCTATCTTTTTTAGGTATGCATCCAGATTTTTATCTTGCCCAACGACAGGTAGCCCCTTTTCACGGACTTCCCGGGTTTCACGGGCGCCGCCCCGCTCCCTTTGGTTATGTTCCCACGTACGGATAGTCGCTTTCCAATCCTTCATTGGCGCCTTGCCCCCTATGCGCCAACCATTAGACTCGTAATAATCGTAGAATTTTTGCGCATCTATGGAGTTGTTACGCTCTTTACAATACATCTCTATCTCTTGTACAGTGGGTTTTTTAAATCTTTTCTTCTTTTCTTTTTCTTTATCTTTTTCTTTGTCTTTTTCTTGGTCCTTTTCTTGTTCTTTTTCCTTTTCCTTTTCTTCAAGGGTATCTATACCCTTTGGATACCCTTTGGATACCCTTTGGATAGGCCATAAATTATGCCGTTTAAGTGTTCTTATAACCGATAAGTGGGGCTTGCAGTCTTCCCGCAACTCCCCATATTGAAACTCTATAAATTTGGGAATAAACCATTTATCTTCACTTAAAAATATAACTCGCTTTTTAAACTTATCGGGATTGAATTTAAAGTTTTTGACGTAGGCGCTAAATAAAAACCAGTTCACTTGCCAAACTCCAGCGTTATCGCAATTGTCTAACAAAAATAGCCAGAATAACTTTTCGTTATCCGTTAATGAGCAGAACCAAGGGTCCTGCCATTTTTCAGTGGCGGTAAAACGCTTTGACATAGAAACCTCCAAAAACAGGGGCGGACATTTGCCCAACGGGATTAGGAAAGATGTCCGCCCAAATTTGATTCTGATTTTTCCCGTCGGGCATATTTCATATTTTTAGTTTAACATATTTTACGAAATTTGTCAAGTCCTATCAAGTTCTATCAAGTCTTTTTGCTAATTTTATTTTCAAAATCCCGCAGCGCATACTCAATCGCCTGTGGGATACTCTCAATATGTGTGTTTTCGTTAACGATAATTTTTTTAGAGGACTTAACACTCCGTAAGTGCTTTGCTATCCCTTGTATTGTGCCACCCAAACGAAAGTATTTTGATAATGCCACGCCCAAAAAAGAAGTAAGACTATTTATTGTGGTCCCAATAGGCGGCTTGCGCAAAAAGATGTTGTGAATTTTTTTATTATCGTCGTAATCAATATGGATATGTAAAAAACCCTCAGGAGTTTCCAAACGATAATACTCACTATTTAATTGTTTCAATTTCATATTTCCCCCATAATATTGCGCTGTCTTAAATTTTGTAATTTTCGTGTATAAGCGACAATTATTTCGCCTAAGGTATAATCATCAAATACGGTCGTAACATTTGATAGCTCCACAAGTTTTTTATATTGCTCAAGGCCTTTCATTTTTATATATTTTGCGATGAATGGATGTGGATTAAACTCATTAACTAAGTTACATCGCCCGCAGCTTCCAAAAGCATTATCCTCATCCCAACGGACTGAATATTTGCTGCGAGTAATGATATGGAAAACCTGATTGATTTCCCGTTTTCCGCAAAACACACATTTCCCGTCGTATAAAAGACTATCTCTGGCACGGATGTATTTTGAGAAAATAGCATCCGCTTTCCTTATTAAACTTTTACGGCTCATTCTTCGTTTTACTTTTTGTCTTCTTTTCCTTGCGCTTTTGGTTTTTATCTTGGTTTTTTTCTTTGTATTTTTAATTGTCATGGCTTCTCCTTACTCTTCTTATAATTTATTTTCGCTGTAATGTCTTTTCATTAGACTCATCCCCAAAACCAAGCGATTGTCTATTGCTTTAGAAAACCCCCGCAAAATATCTCGTATCTTTCTTTCTTCTTTGCATTTATCTCTTAAAATTATCCCCCTATCCAAATCTGTCATTTTCTTAGGATTTTCTGATTTTACTGCGTTTACTTCGTTTAATGCCTGCATTTCCGCTTTGTCAAGGTAGTAATCACTCCAAGATAAGAGATAGTTAATGCGTGCGTGCCATGCTTCACATTTTATCAATTGTTCTGACAACATGACAGGATCGTCGCTTAATTTTTTGTTAAGCAAACTTGATATATATTGGAACTCTTTTGTATTTTCCGAAACCCACTGCTCAAATGTTAATGTTTTTTTCATTCTGTCACCTTCCCCGCGCCAAGTATATGGATATGTGCTAAATGTTCATCAAAGAGTGCCTTGAAATTTTCAATTGCGTGCTCTTTTGAGGGAGCAGGCAATACAAACCCCCGTTCCACTGTAATTTCCCTTCCTTTTCGTCCTTTTCGCCTAAAAGTTACAAGATAATCCACTTGGTAAACTTTTAACTTCATCCCTCTTTTTCCTCCTTATTTTTTATCTAATTGATTATAGTATTTTTCTAATTCCCTCAACAACCGCATTGTTTTTGGTTTCTTTTTTATCGGTTTTATATACTTTGCAGTATAGGAAGGTATAATTGTGCTTAATGGTCTGTAAAACTTTATTATCATAATTTTGCGCAGCATTTCCTCAACCTCTTCCTTATAAATATCGTCGTTTTCATCTTCAAAAAATCTTAATGAACTCATTGCACTCTCCTTATCATTTATTAAATCTGCTTCCCGGCTATGCCACACTCACCGGGAAGAAGTGCCTCTGATGTGCGTGGAGGGGTAGCATGATAACCCTGTGGCAGCACCATATTTCTTCCATATTTCTTACACCCGCTCTATTCCTGCTATTCCTGCTATTGTAGCAATTTTTTGATAGTAAGGGCAAAATCTCGCTACCCGGCAGTATTGTAAGCACTTTCTATCTTCACCCTTTCGCTCCTCAATATACCAACCTTTGTCTTCCTTAGTCGGGATGGAATTTTGGTATCTTATAAACTGCTCCGCTTCTTCTTTGTCCATAAAAACCTTGACAGCGGTTTTACGGTTTTTCTTTCGCACCGCAAAAGTATCTGTGGTCCGCCAACGATTTTCTTTACTGCAAGGCGGTAAATCCTCATCCTTCATCTTTTCCATTGCCTTGAGAGTAAAGATTTTCGCCTTGATTATCTTCTCCGTCTCACGGGTGTCCCAGCAAGATAAAGGGATGGAAACCACAGGGGCGGAAGGATAATCAACTTCTTGACTGTTGCGCTGCTTCCAGTCCCTGAACATCGCTATAATATTTAGGTGATTGATTTTAATACCCTTCTTAGCGTATAGCCAAGCGTAGATATTCAATTGCGTTTCCCACTCCATTTTTCCGAGAGGATTAAATACATAAGTGTAAACCGAAGTAATCTTGTAATCCTCTATGGTATCACCATACACAAGGTCAGGTTTCCCGCTGATAGTAAACCCATCTAATTTTTCTTCCATGCGTTTTTCTTTTATTGTGGGTTTACCCGCTATCTTTCCGGTAATTCTATCCATTACCGAGTGGATAGAAGAACCAAGCAAAACCCAAAATAGGTCTGCCACATCTTCCTCAATTTCGTGGTTATGACGGTGCGAAAGAATAATCTCTGTCGCACTCTTGCTGAACATAGAAGCAGTAAGCGTCGTCTTATCCAACGGCTTGTCATATAAATTAGTCCTAATTGCCTTTTCGTAACTTTCAGGCAATCCCAATTTGTTTGTAATCATCATTTCCTCCGTTTATTCCTCATCTATCCGGGGCGCCTCTTCTGCTAAAAAGTTTGCCACATCCTCTAAACTTCTTTCTTGAAGGGGCGCAATAGACTTTAATGTGGAGAACTTTCCATCCTTCTTTAATTCGTAACGAACTTTCCCGCTTTTCATCGCCGCTAAGACATCCTCTTTCATAGCAAGTGGGAAGGTGGTTTTCACTCCATTATCAAACAAAATACTGAAGAAGTTTTTGCTTTTTGTGCGTGTAACTTTCTGCACTTTCGCCACTCCACTGATGTATTTATTATCTTGTGTTTGCGGTTGTGCTTGTGACTGTGTTTGTGGTTGTGTTTGTGGTTGTGTTTGCGGTTGTGATATTCTCTTCACAAAGGTCGCACTATTCCCATCATCATCGCTGTCCTCTGTCACAATGCCACATATCGCTTCCAATCCATACCTTCTGGCATAGGTCACGGCACTCATTGTGGCTTGTGGGGTGTTGGCGACAAGAGGAACGGACATTGTGCCTTCTATCCATTCCCCTGAAGGAACATGGACGAGTAGGGTAGACAACTTCATATTCTGCCCCTCACCTTCTTCTCCACCTTGTATCACGAGAAGGTCGTTTGCCAAAAAAACCTTCTTGTATTCCTTCCACAGAGATGGCAAGTCCGCATACTTCGAATTGAAATATGGGTTTAACTTATTTTTTGCCACTATTTCCACTTCTTTTTGTGCCTTGCTCAACGCCTTAGCAAGGTTTTTTATTTCTTCACTTTTTTTCATTATACCTCCTTTTAATCCTCAATCTCTTGCCATTGTTTTTAAGTCATCAATCTTTCTTTTGCGCAATTCTCCTCTTTTCCATAAAGTGTATTTCCAATGCCTATGCCGTCGCATATATTCCTTGTGTTTTTCAGTCTTGTAATACTTTTGCCCCTTTGCTTTTCTGATACGAGAAACACGCTCACGTCGCTCGGGGAAAAGTATAAACTGAATACTTCTTCTTGAAAACTTATGCTTAAATGCTCTGGCTATCGCACGGATCGGCAAGCCATAAGCGTAAAGTTCTATAACCTTTGATTTATCGGCTTCAGTGATTTTACACCTACGGTTGTGTTTTCTTGGGATAATCAATCCTTTTCTTTCAAACTTCATTGCCATTTGATTTTCCTCCGTCGTTTTTATTCGTAATCAAAATACTCCTTCAGAATCTGTCTTGCCCGTTCCTCGTAAGCAAACCATGCCAGAAGATTTTTCTCTTGGAGCACACTACCCACATTTTCCGCTCCATTAAACGTAGAAATTAGTTCAAGCCGATTTTTGGCACCAAAAACCACGCGATATTCTTCCAGCATATCCTCTATTTCTTCCTCATATGTATCATAAAACTTTTCTGTGTCAGCATATGCTATGAGGGAAGTGCAGATGCCAGAAACACACCCGTGCTCTGACACGTCCTTCAAATAAGAGACAAAGTCTTCTATATTTGAAGCAACCTCCAAAGCGTCTTTTATCACTTCTCTTTTAATTCCATTGGAGTTTTTCATTACATCTTTCATTACTTTTAGACTTTTTACTTTCATTTTCCCTCCTCTTCTCCTAAGACCAAAGCGTCGTAGCCATCTTTATAACCCATATTGTATCCTTTGGCGTATTCTCTCTCCAATACTTTCACCAATTCCCTCACAAAGTCCGGGTTACCTTCACAATACTCCTTTAGTTTTTTGAGTTCTCTTTCCAATATTTCTTCTGGTTTCATTTTTCCTCCTTCGCCCGGGCTTGCCACCGGGCTTGCGCATTAGCCCGGGCTTTCGCCCGGGCGGCTCTGCTGTTCCTTAAACGCTACCAACATTTAAGAACCTATTCCTCCTTCTTTTTTTCTTCCTTTTGGCAAAAAGACTCCCTTGAAATAACGGGTCTGCTTCTGCCCCCAGCTCTTGCGCAGTGACGGGTTCGTATTCTTCGCCTAAGCTGTATTGTCGGCCCAGCGTTCCCCAATATGCAGGAGTTTCCCAATTCTTATTGGAGTAATAAATACCTCTTTCTTCCTGCCAATACCCGAAGAACTTTATGCACTCTGTCCCAAACAAGCAGAATTTATTATTACCATCTATGGCAGAAAGATAGGAATCACCCACAACGTGAGTGATTATAGATAAGGCCCTAGTATCGCCTATATCACCTTCGGGAATATCCTTAAGGCGGCCCAGAAGCATTAACATCCGTAAGTCTTCTGCCCAATTGGAATAATGGCCATTGTGAAAAAGCACTTTCTTAGCAGTCCCTCTTACCCCATTATTGATGTGGTCCACAGGAAACGGATGGCATAATTCTTTGCCTTTCCCGCCTGCCGTCGCAATACGAAAGTGCATTACATACGGCAATTTTACATTAGAACTGATATGTGCCAATTTCTCAAAGTTAATGCCTTTTCTCCAATGAACCTCACCATTTTCCAGCCAAGCAATTCCATTTCCATCGCTATTATGGAACTCTTGTCTGCGCATATTTTCTAACGTCTCTCTTCTCTCCTTGCAAACCACTATCACACACATTTTTCCTCCTTTTTTCTTTCTTTTTACTTTCCTCATTCTTTTCTCCTTTTAAACAGTCAACACCAATGGCGGCGCTTCTTGATGTATAATTTCTCTTAAGTGCTTCGGCATCTCCTCTTCATCTTCTTCTACCTTTGTTTCAATTGGTAGGAGATATAGTTTGAGAAGTCTATTGCGACTCCGCTTGGAAGCATACAACCGAGAAAAATATCCCTCTACGAAGTCCAAATAGGCAAATGCCATCTCCATATTTTTCTTTACCACAGAATAGCAAGGAAAAACTCTGCATTCCATTGTCTTATGCTCAAGATAGGAGTGAATATTGAGTATTCTGTATCTACTCCTTGAAGAGTACCGAGACTCCACATCGCCGAAATTGCTTCCCCTTAAGCAATAATGATTTCTTCCTTCTACTCTCTCTTTCAAGCGTCGCCAATCTCTCTCCGAAGCAAATTCTCTTAAGAAAGAATAAAACTCCCGGCGGAATGACTTCTCGTTTACTAACACATTTATGTTGAGATTATCAAGCGAAATATGGATGTGCATTCCGCAAGATTCATTGGTAAGTGCAGGAGTAAAGTAATTTATAAATCTTTCTACTTCACTCCGCTTTTTGAGAACGCGGGAAGTAATTTCCCGTGCACGGTAACCTTCTTGCCAACGAATAGAACTATCCCCCTTTATTTCATCCATAAGGAAATAGTTTTCCCTATCCATCGTGAAGTCACCCCGCACGACGATTTCTTCTTCATCGTTCTCATCTCTCTTGTAGAGACCCTCCATCTCTATCCCTACCCCCCGTATAAAGGAGAAACTATCTTCCATTTTCCCCCCTTTCGGCCTCGCCGTTTTTAATCACAACCTCCATTTCCACCTTTTTTAGGAAGTCTTTATATATGTCTTTCAGCTTTACCCCGATCTTATAGATGATTTCCGAGAGCACGCCTCTCTGAATAAGACCGGGTTTCGTTATACTAATCTCACTACTTTCGTGCAACTTTTGGATAATTTCATCCATTTCCACACGAAAATAGTTGTTTCCATAGCACACGCGGCCCGTGAGAAGCCGCACATTTTCATCTGTCAATTCTGTCCCTTTAAGATACTCGTGTATCAAGGCAGAACTGATGTTTATTGTTACGCCATTTTTATTTCTAACGCAACTTATTTTTCCGATTTCATTTTTCTTTTCTTCCATACTTTCCTCCTTACTTTCCTCCTTGAGTTATTGTTGAGTTATTGCAATTACGATTGCTTCCTTATGGGATATCCTTCTTAACATCCCATTTTTATAACAAAAATACTTAGTGGTGTTTTGATGCCAGGGTACGAAAACTTCATAAATTCCTGTTTCTCTAATCGAGAACCTATACTTTTTTCCTTGGTCCTCCACAAGAGTTGACGTAAGATATTCCCTCCGAAACCCGGATTTTTTATTCAAGCCAAGAATCTTTGCGACTCTTGGCTTCTTTTTACCGCCATTCATTACAATTATTTCCATGTTTTCCTCCAACCATCTTTTCCTATCATTTTAAAAGAAAGGGGGGAATTATCCTTTCCCTTCTTTCTTCACCTAACTGCTACCCCCCGCATTTCCCGGACGAGCTGCTTCAGCTCTTCGGGAGTGATTGTAGGATACAATATCCTGCAATCAATTTCCTCTTTCATACACTTGGCGCATAAGGCGCCATTTGTAATGAAAGAGTGATACATTACCTTTTTGCTTCCACAGTAAATACACTTCTTCATGCTTTGCCTCCTTTACCATTTCGGAAAAGATTTGCGCCATCTTTTCCTACCATTTTCCATTTTCCATCATACCATAGAGGATTAAAAACTTTCTTCTATGGGATGATGGAAAATAAAAATACGCCGGGCGCTATTATGCGCCCGGCGCATATTGCACAATCAAGCAGTTGTGCCAATGATCTTGACCGAACCTTTCCGGTTTTGGCATACAAGGTATGTCCGCGTACCGTCGGAAGCCCAATGACAGGCCAATGCGATCCGGGATACATGGGACCAGAGAAACTCCACATGTTGCCTGATTGCCTGATCCCAGGTTGTCGTATCCGGGATCTTGAGCTCGTGCCGGTTGCCGTTGTTACGATCTATCAGCAGGATGCTTTTACCGCTAAACCTGATTATGCGGTTTAAAGCCCTCGCATACGCGGTTGCAAGGGCCGCGGCCCGCGCGGCCGGTGTAATATCGGCGGCCTTGACCACATATAAGGAACTTATATTAGCCGCCTCTCCGGCTTTTATAAGTGCGCCGATCGATACTCCATATGGCGTACTTGTGCGGCCGGCTCCGGCCGGTGCGGCCTGCAATATGCTGGCTATCATTACCTTTTTTTGCTCATGCATTTTTTGCCTCCATTTTTATCCGGGCCGGTATAGGCCCCGGTCCCGGTTTTGGATTGATTATCAAAGACCTTGCCTATGATTTTAGTATATTATTTCCTTATATTTTTGTCAATCGTTTGCGCCAAAAATCTCAAAAAATGCTTATTTTTTAGTATTATTTTTTTATTTTTTTGTCAAGGGTTGACTGGTCAAATTTTTGTCAAGTCCTATGTATTGCTTTGTCAATACCGGTGTCAAGTCTTAGTGTCAAGACCCTATGCCTTGCCTTGTCAAGGATTGTCAAGGGGGGGCTATCCTCTACCCCCATAAGTTTTACTAATATCCCAAAAGGTATATAAGATTTGCTAATAATGCCAGTAGATTTACTATGCTTATAAGTTTTGCTAATACCTTATAAGATTTGCTAATAGTGTATGTATGGATTACCGGTACAATTTGGTTACATTTTGGTTACAATTTTGTTACAAAAATGTGGAGTAAATTCCACACCTATCAGCAACCTGTTAATAACCTGTTAGTAAAGTGTTGGTAACTCCGCATTTGCCTGTTAGTAACTCTGTTGATAACCTGTTGATAACTTGCCAAAAGTGCTTGCCAAATAAGCATAATTTGCGAATTTGCTAATTTCAATGTCAAAATATACCAATTACCAAAATCTGTTAGTATCCTGTTGGTATCCCTGTTAGTATCTTGTTGGTAAAACTGTTGATAACTGCATAATATAGATGTCATTATTGATATTATTATAGATGTCTATATCATTGTCATTGCATACCCACCAGCCAAGATTGATTATATTAAGGGTTAAAGTTACTATCCCCCCGCAACTCGCACTCAATTTTCAAGCACTATCCTTTTCCACTTTGCCATTTATTCACTTCTTATCCAGCATTTGGTAGTGTAATTAGTAATTATTAGCAGTTTAATTAGTAATTATTAGGTAGTTACCATCGTGGTGTGGTAGGATGTAGGGGTGGTATGGTAACAAGTGGGGTAAGGGGTGGTGTTTTCCCCGCCGTTTAATAATTAGAACAAGGTTTAGAAGTGTCATATTTTCCTTTAAGTTTACCAAAGGAAAATATAAAAATCCATATTTTCCCTATAATGAGGTTCCAGTCTAAACTTAATTAGTCTAATCTATCTTTTAGGAAGGATATTAGTTGGTATGAAAGTTATTAACAGTTTATTAACAGTTTATCAACAATTGTGGATAAAGTGTTAGTAACTTTTGGTATTAGACTTGACATGCTTTCGTAAATTTTGTATACTATACAGTATGCCTAAAAGGTTGGAACGAAAATTAAAGAGGCAGGCACGAAAGAGATTTGGTTCTACGACAAGCAAGAGGGCGAGAAGGTATATATACGGCACTCTACGAAGGACCGGCTGGGTGCCGAAACATCAGAAAAAGCATCGTAAAAGGAAGAAACGAAGATAAAAGTTGTAGAGAAGTTGTAGATATGTATTTTGCACCAAGAAAACTAAGCAAACAAGCGGAGAGACAATTGAAGAAAAAATATACTCAATATAAGTCAAAGGTCTTTAATAGGCAGCCCTGGTTCTCCATAGTTTATACCAATAGTAGATTTATTAGGTTTAGTAAGGTGGTTTCCGCCTTTTTATTGGATACAAGGGGGGGGAAGACGGATATAGTTAAAATAGAAGGCAAGGATAGCCAAAGTCCCCGTGAAAAAGTTATAATGGGGATGATTGATATACGCCTTTTTGTTGTTAGTAAAAAAGCCGAGTATCCCACCCGGTGCGGCTTTAGGATGAGTTTAGAGAACTTTAAAAAGCTCTATAATTTAATGTGTAACTTTAAAGAAGATGATTTTGGCGAGGATTATAAATTACAATTTCGTATACCTTACCGGAGCACTTCGGAATATCGTGTAAGCACAAAAATGGGGTTATTTGACGGGCTAAAGTTTCCCTGTGTTTCTCTACGGCATTATGTATTTACAGATTTTCAGGGTTGGTGCGGGTATTCACATAAAGGATTTGCTCTTTGGGGGCAAAATTTAGATGATTTCAAAGAGACAATGCTGCAAGTGATAGAAAAGGCGGAAAATGACGAAGATATAAATGTCCCCGATGTTTTGACCTCTATAAATGGTTATGGTCTTGATCTACCGATGGATAGAGCAGTCGTTTTTGAGAGGCCAATCCACGTTAAACATGAGATGGGCTCTTTAAAGGGAGAAAAAGAAAGAGTATCCAAAGAGTATCCAAAGGGTATAGATACCCTTGAAGAAAAGGAACAAGAACAAGAAAAAGAACAAGAAAAGGACCAGGAAAAGGACAAAGAAAAAGACAAAGAAAAAGAAAACAGATAAATATATATATATTAAAAATGATTTTTAAAGGAGAGGGAAAATGAGCGAAATGAATGAGAAAGAAGGAATGGACAAAAACAATAATGAGAAAGATAAGATAAACGAGGATTTGAGTAAGGAGTTTTACAGGGATAAATTTGAAAAAGAGTATTCTCTTTTTGTTACTTGGCTTAATATGCCTAATATTTATAAATTAAAAACCCCTCAGGAATTAAAAAATATGGGATTGGACAATGATTTAATAGATTTGGTCGCCATTAAGAATTTAAAAGAGTTTTCCTCAAAAATTGGCGTTACTATTCAAACGCTTCATAAATGGAGAGAAGAGGCAAAAAACAGTGGACATTACAAGCGCAAATTTAAAGAGTGGGCTAAGGATCTTACTCCTAATGTTGTTGGTAAGTTATATGAGCAAATAATGAAAGAGGGGGATGCCGCAAGAATTAAATTATGGAAAGAGTTTATAGAGGAAGAGGGGGATAAATTAAGTATTGACGCAAGTCTGGCGAAGATACTCAAGAATATGGAAGAAGACGGGGAAAAATTATAAAAGATTATAGGAGATAATAGGAGATAATATGCAGATAACTTCAATCAATATCAAACTTGCTTTAGATGAGGAACCGGTTAAAGCATATTGCTCAGTGGTTTTTGATAATTGTTTCATTGTCCGCAAGATTAGGATAATAGAGAGAAAGGATAAATTCCAGATTTTTATGCCTTCTATGAAGACTAAAAACAATAATTATGCGGATGTTTGTCACCCTATAAATCATCAATTTAGAAAAAAAATAGAAAAAGCGATTTTAGAGCATTATTCTTCCATGATTGAAAATCTTATCGTCCCCGATAAATAGCGATAAATAGCGATAAATAAAGTAAATGCAATTATCCGAAAGCAAAAAAGAAAAACTTCTAAAAAGATTACGGGACGAACCTGTCTTTTTTATAGAAAAGTCCTTTCATATCATAGATAAGCAAACAAACAGGTTTATAAGATTTAAACTTAATAAAATCCAGCATTTTTTTTATACCGAAAGGGATAAATTTAATTTTATCATTAAATCCAGAAAGGGGGGTATTTCCACTTTGGTTATTGCTCTTTTTCTGCATCGTTGCGCTTTTTATAACAACGAAAGAGCGGTTTTATTATGCCAAAACGAAGATGCTACTAAAAAGATGTTAAAAGAGCGTGTTATCCCTTTGATAGAAAATAGCGAGTTTAAGTTTAATGTTAATATCAATAAATCAGAAGGGCTTATTGAATTTTTAGATACTAAAAGCACTTATTATATTGGCACTGCGGGGAGCAAGAGTTTCGGTAGGGGCTCGGATATTACAATGTTTCATGCTTCTGAATTTGCGCATTGGGATAACCCCGATGTTTTAACTGGCATTGAAGAAGCGTTAATGGATAATGCTTGGGGTGTTATCGAAACGACTGCTAATGGAATAAATTTTGCTCATAAAAGTTGGAAAAATGCGGTGAATAAACAATCTCGTTACAAAGCAATATTTATTCCTTGGTTCTTTGATGAAACATATCAATTAAGTTATGTGACAGCATTACCAAGTTATACTCCCGAAGAGAGAAAATTGATAGAGGCGTTTGATTTAACGCCAGCACAAATTGCGTGGCGTAGAAAAAAGATAAAAGATATGTCAATGCCAGAGTATTTTCCACAGGAGTATCCGGCGACGGCTGAGGAAGCGTTTGTTAGTAAAAAGACTATGGTTTTTGACTGGTTAACGCTTGTCAATCACGAAAAATTAACACAGCAGCCCAAATATCGTGGTTGGATAAGAGAGATGTTTGATAAATATATTTTTACTCCTGCCGAGCCAAACCGCAAGGCGAATTTAAGTGTTTGGCGGATTCCTCAAAATGACCACCGGTATATTATTGGTGCGGATATAGCAGAAGGCATAGAAGATGGTGCTTATTCCGCCGCCTTTGTTTTGGATACTTTTGATTGTGAGCAAGTGGCTGAATGGCATGGACATATACCGCCCGATGAATTTGGTGAGGTTTTATATAATCTTGGCGCTTACTACAATTGGGCGCTTATATGCCCTGAAGCATGGCCGGGACCGGGTGGCACTACTATGGTAAAATTAGTGGATTTAAATTATCCCAATTTATATAAAAGGCAAAAGAGCAAATATTCCAATAAAACAGATGAGCAATTATGGGGATGGGAAACTACAAAAAAAACAAAGCCGTTGATGATTTATAATCTTTCTGAAGGACTAAAAAAATTTGAAATAAAAATCAAGTCTTTCGGTCTTATAGATGAATTTAAATCCTTCGTTTATGACGGGGAAAAGATGGTGCCGCAAGAAGGGTGTTTTTCTGATAGAGTTATCGCTTGCGGCATAGCTTTTAAAATCTATAAAGAGTTAGATTACGAGGAGGCGGAAAATCCCATTACCTTCAAAGATAAATATTTACACAAACGCAGAAACTACAATAAACCACAATGGTATGGGAAAAAATACGGAGTTCGTCAAGTCTACAAAGAAACCTGATTAAACTTGACAAATTTTTAATAATTATCTATACTATACAAATAAATAGGCAATAAATAGGCAATAAATAAGCAAAAAATAGGCAAAAAATAGGCAAAAAGAGGCAATAAATAGGCAAAAAAAGGAGGCGTTATGGAAGAGACTACACAGAAAACCACACAGAAAACTACACAGAAAACAGAAATGACACTCATAGATAGAGTGAAATTAAGGGGTAAAAGAGTATTGGTTAAGTTTCTTGGAGAACAAGAAAAAAAAGGCAATATTTATATCCCTGATAACGCAAGGATGAAAGTCAAATCAGGAAGGGCTTGGAGAGGAGAAGTAATAAGTTTTGGTGACACAGTTGACGAATCTGATTTTAAGTATAGATTAAAAATTGGCGATATAGTTTTTGTTGAACCTGTCGCAATTGATTGCCCTTCTATTTGGTGTAGAGATGAGCAAGGTAATTTACAAAAATACACAATTGTTATGCCCGATGATTTAGTGGCAGTGATTGTAGAAGAGACAGGGAGGAAAGATAATGTTTGAAGATACTAAAGATAATACCCAAAACATAGAACAAACTAAAGAACAAACTAAAGAGCGGACTGAAGAACAAACTGAAGAGCAAAAACTAAAAGAGGAATTGGATAAAATCAATTTCCCTTCCGTCGCTGCGCCTCTTGCAAAATATCAAAACGAAACAAGAACATTTTATATCGCAATCCCGGTTGATGCAATGTCCCCAATAGTAGCGGGATTTTTTTTAGACTCATTAAAAATGGTTTATATGCGTGCTTTTGAAGCAGCGCAGGTTATACGAAAAAAGTTACTAATTAAAGGAGGATATAATGGCAAAGAAAAAAAGCACTTTTCTGCATAGCGCTGGAAAGGGCAAAAAGGTTAGCACTAAGTATAAAAAGACTTCTACGCCGAATGATTATCTCAGAAAAATGCCAAGACAAAAGGGCGTTGAATGAAGCAGTTTAATTCCGACATCCGTAGGGAACGATTTGAGAGTGAAATACGGATGTCGGAACTTATCTCAATAAATAAGCAAGCAAAAGAAAGAGAAAAAAGAATAAAATCAGGAGACTACGAGGGGCAGCAAAAAAAACTTTATTTTTGTGGTAATTGTCATAGAATTTTTGAGGAAAGAAGCAGACATTGCCCCATTTGCAATACAAAAACAATGTTTGAAATGGTAAAAAGAAAAAGATAGGGAGAAACAATGGAATCCATGCGTTTAAAGTTAAAACCGCCGGTTGCTTTTGCGCAAACAATCACAAAAGATACCCAAAGGATAAAGCGTTTAATAGAAAGTTACAATATTGATATAACTCAAGAAATACGCAAAAAAGTGGTGGAATTTATTTCTAAAAAATATGATAATTGGAAAAATCGCACAAAAGAATTACGGGAAAGGTTGATAGAATTAAATGATATATTAGAGGGTGTTGTAGAAGAAACAAATTTTCCATTTGATGGGGCTTCTAATATAACAATCGGTTATGCCGCAGGCATTGCCCGGACATTCAGGGCAACATTTAATAACACTGCTTACAAAGACCCGGATATTTTTACAGCCACCTCTGATATAGTAAGCGATGAAATGAAATTACAGAGAATAGAATCAGGGGTAAATTATTCTTTTCATACTGGCACTAATGGCTTGGACACGCTTAAAAATGGCACTATCCCATGCTTTAGAGATGGGGTACTTATTATTTCAGGATATTGGAAACGGGAGATAGAACATTGCTATGAAAGCAAGGTTTACACCTCAAGAGAAGAATTTGTGGCAGACTATCCTAATGCATTAGAAGCGGGGTTGGAAATAGAAAGATATAACGAGATAATTGATAAATTTTTTGTAGAACCAGATTTTTTTCTGATAGCCGATTTTGAGTATGATTATGTGACTTATGACAATCCATATTACGAGATAATACCATTGGCTAAATTTGTTTTTTCGCCAGTATATGCTCAATCTATAAATGAGATGGATTTTTATGGCAAAGAATTTATCATATCAAGAGAGACACTAAAAGAAAACATAAAACGGGGCAGGTATTATAAGAGAGAAAAAGAGATTTTAGAAAAAGATGTGGAAATGGGAAATGCCAGTTGGGATAGTTCTAAAAATATAATAGAAGGCATTGCCTATGAAACGAATGAAGAGAAAGAAGAAAAGCCGATAAAAGTTATAAGTTGTGTGATAAAAATAGACTTAGATGGGGATGGGATACGGGAAAAATATTTTGCTGAATATGCTCCAGATTATAAAGCACTTCTTTCGTTGCAATATTATTTTCTGCGGAAAAACATTGATTTTTGTGTGGATTTTCGTTATTTACGCAGAGAAGACAGATTTTTAGCGCCGTCATTACTTGGGGACGCCCAAGATAAGATAGAACTTTTAGACGCAATACATAGACATAGAAACAATATTCGTATGCTTGTCGCTGGGCCAATAATGTTAGCGAATAAACGGGAAAAAGAAAATCTTGACCCTTGGCGCCCTGAGAATTTAATACAACCCGGCAATACATTTTGGGTTGATAATCCTGATAATGCCATAAAACAATTAGTTTTACAAAATCTTGACCAACCCGGCAATTCCAGAGATGAAGAAGAATTGCTAAACAGATACATAGAGTTTACGCTTGGCCCAACACAAGCATTATCAGGCAAAGAAACTCCTTCTGACCCACGCGCTCCTATGGGCAAAGTGATAGCTCTCTTGCAACAAGCCAATTTAAGAATAGATGATTATCTGGATGAATTTAGACGCAGTTTACCAGAATTAGCGAAATTGCATTATTCCTTGCTTGTTCAATATGCACCAGAGAAAATAAAATATAAAATAGAAGTGGACGGCAAAATAAAGTCACAAGAGTTAGAAAGAAAAGAACTTGAAGTAGCGGATATTAACTGGATAGCCAAAAGGCGTTCAGTTACCTTATCGCCTGAATTTGCAATGCAAAGATTGGGCGGGCTTATGCAAGTTTATGCACAGTTATTGCCACTATTACAGCAAAGAGATAAAATAGCGATAGAGATTTGGAACAGAATGGTGGTGGCGTCTGGCGAGCCCAATAAAGAAAAACTTATTATCCCGATAGGCGATGATTTAGGCGGTCCCGGCCAAGCCCAACAAGCCCAAAAGGAATTGATGTTGCGATTAGCAAGGCAGGCAGGTTTAACTCCTGAAGAAATAGCATTATTACAGAGAGCTGAAAGCGGTGAAAGTTCAGAAGGTGGAGCAGAAGGCAAGGCGGGTGGGGGCGGCATTGGTGGGGGAAATGTTACGGGGGCGTCAAGCTCTAATATGCAACCTCTCAATCAGCAAGTTGTTTCTACTTCTGAAAAATCACCATTAAAAAATGTTTAAAATATTTTACAATTTAGATAAGATTTGATTATATGTTTATTAAACTTGACAAAACTTGGCAAAAACTTGGTAAAACTTGACAAAAGAGAAAAAATTTGTTATACTTTAATTGAGTTTTTAAAAACAAAGAAAAACATACACAGGAGGCATAATGTTAAAATACACTCAAGAGAGCGTCAAGAATATAGACCAGAGAATACAAATGCAGGAAAAATTAATTCGTTCTTTGAAAAAATATTCCACAAATGACAAGACGGAATTTTGGAATAGTCTCAAAGAATTTATCCAAACTACTATATCCCGGTGTCAGGATAAGATAAATGCCATTTTATCTTCCAATACCGATGGAACATCAATTCACGAGCTGAAATTTTATCGGGGTATGTCTTCTGCGCTTTATGATATAATAGAGATAGTGGAGAAAAACGATAGATTTTTGGACATCGCCACGACTGAAATGAAGCGGTTGCAAGAAGAAAGAAAAAAAGTTGTAGAAAAAGTAAATAGACAGACAGGAGAGAGGGTAATATGACAATAAAAGAGCAAAATGAACAGAATGAACAGAATGAACAAAATGAACAAAATGAACAAAATGAACAAAATGAGCAAGATGAGCAGAACGAGCAGAATGAAGTAGATAAAGACGAAGCCCAAAAACTCAAAGAGATGGAAGAGCAGATAGCCAGAGAAAGGGAAGAGGTAGAGCGGCTCAAAAAAGAAGCAGAAATAGAAAAAGCCAAAGCAGAAGCGTTTTTAGAAGCGCAAAAGAAAATATCTGAAGAGCAAAAAAAGATAGCAGGCGACCAATCTACTTCTACTTTAACAAAGGAGCAATGGGAAGATTTAGAAGAGAAAACGGGTTTGACAAAAGAACAATTGCTGATAATGGATAACTTGGCAAAAGCATACGCCGATAGAACCAAAAGTGAATTTGAAGCGAAGTTGAAAGAAGCGCAAGAAAAAGCAAGACAGGCGGAGGAAAAGTTTAAATCTTTTGAAACCAAGAGTTTGTATGAAAAAACAAAAGAAAAGTTTTTTAAACAAAACCCTGCTCTTGCTAAGTATGAAGCGGATATAGATAGTTTTGTTCAGCAATTTCCGCCTGATGTTTATGAGGATAGCGAGAAATTAACAAAGGTTATGAAATCGGCGGAATTTTACATTAAAGGAAAGGCGGGGATTATGGATAAAACAAATAAAAATGTTTCTTCGGGCAACAGGTTTGGCAATAAATTTGGTAGAGATGATGACAATGTCAGCGAAACAGAAGAAGACACATTAGTCCCTGATACTTCTGGATTGCGTAACTACGAAAAGGCATTGATAGAAAAAATAACGCCTAAAAAGGAAGATTTTAAATTGCTAAAACAACATAGCCACGATTTAAAAGGCCTTGATGGAGTAATGATAAGTGGCAATGATGAATGGCAAGCAGTTGAAAATAGAAAAAGAAGAAAGTAAAAGGGAGTAATAAATTGAAGAAAAAAATTTATTTCGGTAACGAAAAAGGTTATAAACATAGTGATAAAATAAAATTCGGCAAGAATTTACATCCCACCCAGACTAAAGGGACTGGCTCTATATGTAAAAACAACATAGTGCTTGGCACGGAGCAGGGTTCCCCCTCCAATACCAATTACAAAGTCAAGATACAATGCAAGCAATGCGGGTTTTATTTTGACTATCGCAAAAATGATGTTTCAGGTGGCACCAGAACAGGGAAAGGCGGTTATGGTTCTGTAACTACCGGGACAGACAGCGTGCAAGTGCCATTTGGATTGCGACAAAGTTTTTCAGAGCCGTATGGAGAGCAAACGGTGCGGAAAGGTCAGGGTTGCCCTTTTTGCGGCTCTAAAAATGGTATGAAGTAAATAAAAACATCTTGATATTACTTTCTGATAAACAATTTTGAGCACTGAAATTTAAAAGAGGAGATTAAATGAAAGTATTACATTCGTTAAAATCAAGACTCGTTAGGGTCCCTATATATGGTGGGGGCGCTGATGTGGCTATTGGGTCTCTGATGATGAGAGGGGCAACTGCCGAGACAGACTTGGGTGTTGCCATAAAAAATACTGCTGCTTCTAATGCCGATGCGCTGGGTGTGTTGCAGGAATTACACGATTATAGTGTCAGCGGCGATGCCAATGTGGATGGTTCTGAGAAGTGGTTTGCCCCTTTCGGCGGTGATCCTGATGAATACCCCTCAAAACTCATAGAAGTATGCGATGGGGCTACTTTAATGAGGGTAGATTATGACTTGTCTGGCAGTTCTAAAGCTGATGTGGCAAGTTATTCTTCCGGGACTGTTACCATAACAAATCTGGAAGATAATATAGATACTGGCTTTTTGTATGTGGTAGCCGGGACGGGAAAAGGGCAGTTGGAGTTTATAAAAACTTCAGCTTCAGGCGAATGTGAAGTAGAAAGCGCATTTGCCACAGACTTGGATAATACTTCCGATGTGGTAAAAATTCTGCCTTTGTTCCATCAATTGGTAGTTTGGACAGTGCCTTCTGCTACTGCTGGAACGAAAATTGGCACAACGGCTGCCGCTGGTTCAGGCAGGGCTTCAATACTGGAGAGGTATATTGTAAGAAATGGCGTTACCGAGTTGCTTGACCCGGATACTCACGGCGGTCTCGCTGATTTGGATGACCTCAGCCAGTTTGAATTATATGCGGTTCTTCAGTTAATTGATACTGCTTTGAACCCGATAGCATAATATAGCATAATATAACGTAATTTAGATAACAGAAATTAACACGAATTAGCACACAAGATTTACCATTTTGATTACTTTTAACTTTAAAGGAGATAGTAATGATAACACAAGGTAAATGGCCCTCAATAGTAGTTAAGGGGCTTTCTGTAGTGTTTATAAAGTCTTACAGAGACTTTGTTTCTATGCTCCCTTATATCTTTAGGTTCAAGGATGCCGAGCAAGCTGTTGAAACGGACCTTGAAACGGGAGATTTGGGAACGGTTCCTCAATTTAATGGGGAAATTCCATACGATGACTTCCGGGAAGGATACTCAAAGTCGGTCAGTGAGAGGGAATATGCCTATGGTCTTAAAATCACGAGGAGACTACTTCGCAATGACTTGTATGGCGTGATAGAAAGAAAGGTAAAGGAATTAGCCGTTGCTTTCAGGGCTTTAAGGGAGAGCATGGGAGCGTATGTATTTAATAACGCTTTTGGCTCTTTCACTGTGGGCGATGGCAATCCTCTCTGCTATTCTGCGCATACCTCAAAAGTTGGTGGCAGCAACCAGTCAAATGTTGGTTCTTTAGCGTTTACTGCGCCTAACATAGCCACCACGAGACTTAACTTTAAAAAACTCAAAACCAATAGGGACAACATTATGTATAACATTCCTGATACTCTGATAATCCCTATGGATTTAGAGGAAAAAGCTTATGAGATATTGCGCTCTATGGGTAAAGTGGATACTGACCTTAATAACAAGAACTTTCTGGAAGGGCAGTTTAATGTTATTATATGGGATAACTTTCTTGAAAGTTCTACAAACTGGTTTATGGTTAATTCCAAGCGGATGAAGGAAGAGCTTATCTTCAGGGAATGGGAACCTACCCAGTTTTTCAGAGATGGTGAGTTTGATACTTTATCAACAAAGGTCGCAGGTTATACTTCTTTTGCCATTTCGGCGCTTGATTGGCGCTGGATATATGGCCATCAAGTATAACTAATTATAGTTAATCAAAACTAATAGTAATCGGAGGGCTCAAGCTATGGCTGCAAGAAAAACCCCAAGAGATACGGAACAAGAATCTACTAAAAAAATGGTTCTAACTCCCCGAGAGGTGGAATCAATAAAGAGTAATATTTCAAGTTTGGAAGACATGGCAAACGCTGAAAAACAAGTAAGAGAAGACAAGTTTGTCGCTGCTGAACTTGAATCTATTACTATAAATAAAGAGAAAATTAAGAAGGAAATAAGCAAACTTAAATCGCAATTGGATAATTATTCCCCAAAACGGGAAAACGACCCTGTTAAGCGGGATAAGATTAAACGATTGCGGGCTGACCTTGAGAGGAGATTTGCTCCGTATCTGGAGACATTTAACGAAATGAATGTGGTTAGCAGGACTGACCCAAATTGGCGGTCGGCTTATCAAAAAGCTTTAAAGCGGCATGAAGTAGACCATTATATCCGCCAATGGCGTGAATTGGGGCTTATGCTTGAGCCCGACGACCCTACTATTAACGACCTTGACAAGTTAAGAAAAGTCAGGTAATTAAAGTAGTTAAAGCAGTTTAGTAATTTAGAAAGCTTTTTGACTTTCATTAGAATATGTCAGAATATGGAGGTATGATGAAAAAATTGCTTTTTTGTTTGGGAATATTAGCAGTAATTGCTTCTTTTGGTTATCTCAAAATTGCCAGTGAATCAGGGGATTATAGCACTATGGGTTATGATATGGAGAACGGTTATTCCCTTTGGCGTGTTAATTCCAGCAAGCATTTTATTCCCGGTGTTGATAACACGCTTGATATAGGTTCCGCATCTTATCAAGTAAGAAAACTTTATATTGGGACAAGCATAACCAATTCTGGCTCCTATACAGGAGAGGGGATAACAAATACTGGCTCTTATACTGGTTCTGATAGTGTTTCTATCACCACTACTTCAGTAGGAGTTAGTATATCCACTGCTTCTACGGGAGTTCCCCTTAAACTTTATGGCTCTAAAGCGTCTTTACCTACAAGCGGTTATTCAGAAGGGTCTATTTTGTATATCACCGGGACTCATAAAGTTTATGTGGCTACGGCTACGGTTAATGATAGCGGCGATTGGGTAGCCCTCAATTAAAAGAGATATAGTGAGGTATAGTGAGGTATAGCGAGGTATAACAATGAATGTAATGAAAAAGTATTTTCTTTTTCTTATGGGTGTTATCGCCATAGGATTATTGGGCAGTGTTTACACCAATTCCGCACCGAGAGGCAAGATATTTGTTGATAAAATTTCCATAAATAATGGCGACACAAGATTGCCGTTCAATATTTCCATCACTTCTACTTCGTGGACACAGGTTTTACCTAAAAGAGCGAAAAGGAGATATGCAGTTATACAAACCACTTCTACTGCTATGGCAGGGTATATTTGCTTATCTACCACTACGACTTCAGGCGTTTTATGTAAAGATGATACTAAAGGTATGGTTATTGGACAATCCCTTTCAATTTTAGAAAATCATTCGGAAGCCATTTTATATGGTAGACTTCAGGACGGGGTAGGAGGGACTGTATATCTTCGTGGCGAAGAAGAATATGATAGTGGCGATTGATGGTGATTAAGAAAAATGAGATATATTATTTTTCTAATCTTTTTAGGTATATTTAATTTCTTTTTCGCAAATCCCGTAATTTTAGAAGCGTTAACATTATCACAAATTAGAGCAGAGGCAAGATACCTTGTCAATGACGCACAATCTACCCGCCAAAGATATACCGATACACAAATAACCTCTTGGGCAAATGAAGGACAAAAATTGATAGATGTTTTAAGCCAATGCCAGCGTAAACGATATGAATTTGATACCATAGTTGGCACAACCTATTATGCTATGCCCTCTGATTTTATAACAACAATGAGGGTAAAATACGAGGATATGCCTTTGCCTGAAGTTTCTTTGGCTGCGCTTGATAAAAATCCCACTTGGGATACTGATACAGGTTCTCCGTTGAAATATTTTGTAGATTTTACCACAAGAGGAGTGATAGGTATATATCCCTTCCCGGGTGTCGCCACAGATACTGAAACAATAAAAGTGGATTATATTGCCTATTCTACTGAAATGTCAAGTGACAGCGATGAACCGTTTGACGCTGTTAATGAATTTGACGCTTTCCACTACGCTTTGGTTTATTATTGTGCCTATAAAATGAGTATAATGGATGAAAATGCAAAAGACGCACAATTGTTTTTTCAAATGTTCGGTTCTTTAGTGCAAAATATGCGGGGTGTATGCGTAAATAGACCAAATTATTTACCCAATTTAATGCCAGCAGGATATGGTAAATTGAATACAGATTAGAATATGGATTAAAATATGGATTAAAATATGGTCTATAAAAGAGTTAAAAGGATTGAAAATGAAATGGTTTTACAGATTAAATATTTTAATGATAATGCCAATAATTCAAGCAATATTGGCAATAGGAGTATGTGCTAAACAGCCGACAGAAGTTGAAAAAAGTTTTATATACCCTGAATTTTCTCAATGCGGATTAGTTACCCAATATTCCCCGATTAAAATCCCCCCCTCTTGTTTAAAAGAAGCCCTTAACATATATTACGATGAAAATCTTTCTATTTCACGAAGAAAGGGTTATGCGAAATACAATGCTACTCCTTGTCAGGACCAGAAAGCGATAAGAGGGCTTTGGGCGTTTAATGCGACAGATGGGCGCCAATATCTTGTAATAAACTCCAGCCAAAGTTTCTTTTATAGTACCGGTATCGGCGACTGCACCGCAATAGATGGGCTTTCTGGCTTTAACACGGAAAATGATTTCTCTTGTGTGCAGGCGCTGGGTAAATTGTGGTGTTCCAATGGTATTGATACTCCGTTTTATTGGGATGGGACATCCACCAGCACTGTGGCGGATTTTCCTTTGGCGGAACTTGTGTCCACCTTCGCCAATAGAATAGTGGCAGCGGATATAGCGGGCAAAAAGACAAGGATACTTCTCTCTGGTGAAGGCGATGGCACAGACTGGGATTTAAAAGTCCCCGGCAAGTCCACAACCCCTGCTTCTATTGATATTTCTGGTCTCAATGATGGCAATAATGTAACCTGTTTAATGGGCGAATATCAAGGAGCATTTTTTATTGGCAGAGAATATGATTTATGGGCTTTATATGGCAGTGATAGGCGTAATTTTAAATTACGCAAAATAAGCGGGGAAGTGGGGTGTATTGACAATAATAGCGTGCAATTTAAAGATAATTGCCTTATTTGGCTATCTAACAGAGGTATAGAAAAACTTTGTGGCACTAAAATAACCAGAGTTTCAGACCCGATAAAAGAGAATATAGATGAATTGATAAAATCGGCAGGTAATAAGAGGACAAAGACATATAATACTCAAGCGGAATGGGAAGCGGGGCTTTCAAACGGCGAGTGGACATCTACTACAATATATCCGGGTAGCATTGTTCCTTCTACTTGGGGGATAACAATAACAGAAAGTTATCAATTTGATGATGGCACTTTAGTAAAAGTTACAACTGAAATAGTGAATGGCGCTTTAACATTGGATTATTCAGGAAGTTTGGTGTTATATGATGATTTTTCAGATGGTAATTATACTGATAATCCCACTTGGGTTTGTAGTGGTGATTGTTCTTATGCGAGAGCATCTTCAGGGTATTTAGAAGTATATAGAAATGATGATGTTTCAGCAAGCGCTAATTTTTATAGTCAAGATGATTCAAGAGGTTTTGGGAAATGGAAGTTTTATATCTATACTTATGAAAATACAAAAGTGAGATATTATTTTATATCAAACAAATCAGATTACTCTTCAACTAATGGTTATTGCCTTGAAAGTTCAGTAGGCACCTATCCAGCTGATGAGGTTGTTAAATTATATAGGGTTGACAATGGCTCTTTAGTAGAAATTGGCAGTGCTACTTCGGGTTCTAAAGATGCTATTTGGTTTAGAGTGGAGAGAGAGGAAAATGGTGATTTTAGTGTCTATTTTGATGATGAAAGTTCACCCAGTATTACTGCTTCTGATGACACCTATTCTCAAAACACTTACAGAAATATATATATATACGATGGTTATGCCACAGGTAGTGCGCCCCATGTTTATATAGATAATATTTATAATACAGGCATATATTATGATTCTGGTTATTATATGTCAGAAGCATTAGATACTTCATTAGACAAAACAGTTATCGGAGCATTCTCAAGTAATTTTTCTACTTCTTCTTCTAAAGGGACAGATTTATCCTTTGCAGTCAGGCAAAGCAATGATGGTTCTTCTTGGGATAATTGGGTTGATTTGGCGACACAAGAAGAAATACAATCTTTTGATTTTACAAAAAGATATTGGCAATTTGTGTCCAGTTTTACAACAACATATAGCACAACAACGCCGATTTTATATGATTATTCTTTAAAAGCGATGTCCACAGGTTACTTTATCACAGATTGTGTGGACGCTTCTGGTATAACCTCTTGGGGCAATTTTAGGCCTTCACAATACATAGACGGCAATTCCAGTATATCTTATTATATTTCCACAGGCACAACTTGTAATGAAGTAACAAGGTCTACAGCAAATTGGGTTTCTCAGATTGCCAATACCTCAATCTCTGTTTCTACATCACCATATTTAGGTGCTAAATTCGTATTAAATCCCACTGCGGCGACAGAAACCGTCCGGGTGGATGCATTAACAGTAGAATGGAATGAAGGGGCGAACAGACCCCCCGTCGCTTCCGGGCTTTATGATGACAGATATTGGTTATTTTATACTACCAATACAGTGGGTGATCCGTATAATGACCACGCACTCATTTTAGATAAAAACGATAGATGGACATTATTTGATGATATTTATGCCAGAAGTGCTGCTATTTATCGTAATGAATTTTATACAGGAGATAGCAAAGATACTGGGTATATTTACAAACAAAATATTGGTCTTGATGATGCTGGTAATGATTTTGATTTTTCATTTAAAACTTCCGATTATGATTTTGGCAATCCTTTGGAGCGTAAACTTTTAAAACGAATTTACCTTTTACTCAAATCGGAAGAATTGCCAAACCAAAACATAGATTTAACACTTAATTATTATATTGACGGCAGCACAACGGCTTATTCTTTAAGTTCAGTTGATTTAAGTGAAGCATTAGAAGAAGGTTATTTTGTGGCGGAGTTCCCAGTCCCAAATAATCAAGCAGCCACATTCCATTGGTTGTCTTTGGGGATTTCATACACGGGTGACCAAGGGCCAGTGGAAGTCTATGGTATAAGAGTAGTGTATAGTATTAAGGGCTGGGAATAATAAGTATATTGAAATGTTAGTATATTATATTTATAATATAGAGATATGAGGAGGCATTATGAGTGACGGGACAGGCGGATTGCCCGGGTTGCCGGGATTACCGAGTTTTGATTTTAGGATACCAGAGCAGGTTGCTGCTACACCTAAAAATATATTTGATTTAATCAGACAATCGCAAACAGAAACGATGAGTTCTGCTTTGCCTTATGTGCAACAGCAATTAGCGGCGCAAGGCCCATTGCTAAAGCCGTTTTTAGAGCAAATAACACAACAGGGGGAAGGTTTAGCAGCGGCCGCACAATCCGATATAGCTGCGAGAGGTTTGCGGGGTAGCGATATTGAAGCCGCCGCCATAGCAGGGGCGAGGGAAAAAGCCGCCGCATTAAAAGAGCAAATGATTGCCAAAGTGGCTATGCAAAAGGCGCAATATATGGCGGAAGCGATAATGAAGGCCAGAGGATTTGATATTCAAGCCAACAGGCAGATGTATTATGCCTTAGCGCAAGCGTTGGGGGAGCAATATGCTTTGCAAAAGAAGATTGAATTAACACAACAACAATTGAAAGCATACAAAGACGCAATGAAAGAGCAATCTCAAGCTGGTCTTTGGGGCGATGTTCTCGGAGCGGCCGCCAAAATAGGTGCTGCATATTTCTTAGGAGGCAAGTAATGGCTAAATTTATACCAGAACCCGATTTAAACGCTGCTTTTCAAATAGCGATGAAAGCGATAGAAGCAAAATATCCTAACCCGGAGCAAGGATTTTTATCCGCTCTTGCTAAGGGGTTAGCACAGGTTGCGACAGCCAAATACGCCAAAAAGAAAGATATGGTGCCGTTAACCGATGAAATGAAGGAATGGTTTAATATAAGCGCACCCGAAGTTCCTCTTAATGTTTACAGAGCATTAGCAACCGCAAAATCACAAAAAATTAAGGCAGATTTAAGCCAAGCGGAATTTGAAAGGGGTTTCGTTAGAACGCCAGAAGGTAAAAAAATATCCTATAAGCAATTTCTCGCTGATTTGGCAGCAAATAAATTGGGATTTGCGCAAGAAAAACAATGGATAACAGCGCCCGGAATTATCAAACAATTCCCTACTCTTGTTCAAGATGCTACAATAAGAGGGAAAACTGTAAAAGCGATAAATATTAACACATTAAAAACTCATTTAGTTAATTATTATGGGGGATTTTCTGGAAAAGGACAAAGTGAAATAAAAAAGAGTTTTGGGAAAGTAATACAAGCATATAGAGATGGAGAACTTACAATAGAAACAGCCAAAGAAACATTAAACATTATCAATGCTTTTCTTAAAAATCCTGCTATAAATACAGATGACAAGATTTTTGCTGAAGGACTTAAAAAGCAGTTAGAAGAGCTTTTAAAAGGAAAAGGCAAAATAGAGGGAGAAAATAAAACAAGTTTTTGGGAATTATTTAAAGAATTTATCACAGCTCCTTTTAGAAAATCAGCCGATGTAGCAGAAGCGGGCGTAGGCAGAGCAGTAGGTGGGGCAGGTGGGGCACCAGACACGATACCAAGCACGGCGCAACCAATAAACCCATTTGTAAAAGAAATAGAAACCACCATCAAGAAAATTAGGGAAGCCAATGCCACCCAATAATACTAAAACTGAAAAAATCAATTTTTCTGATTTTGCGCAGCAAATAAAACAAAAATATCCTGCTTTACGCAAATTTGGGGATTATGAATTATCTAAAGCAATTATAATGAATTACCCGCAATTTGCCAAAGATATAGAATTTGGCGAAATAGAAAAAACAAAAAAAGAGCTGCCTATTTTTATTCCAGAAAAGACGGAGATAAAAACAGACCTTCTTGGTGCTTTTGAACGGCCAAAGCCCTCATTAACATTAAAAAGAGACCCCTTTACCGGTAAAGTAATCCCTGAACTTAAACCTATGCCAAAAAGGACTTTATGGGATATAGCACTTGAAAAATTAAAAACGGCTTTACCGGGTAGTTCTGAAAGTGAAATAGCAAAGGCCACTTTAATAAATGATATGGCAAAGACATATAATGTGCCAATCAAAGAAGTCATAGAAAATGAAGAGGATTATGTAACTAAATGGGTTGTTGATAATTTGGGACGAGAGCCAGACCCCAGATTAAAAGATTTGGCTAAAGATACAGGTATGGGCGCATTGAAATTAGGGACCTTTGCTGCTTTGGGATATGCTGTGTATACTAATCCCCTATTAACAGTTCTTGATTTAGGAACATTTTTAGCCATTGATAAATATTTACCACCTGAAAAATTTATAAGAGAAGGCGCCACTGATATTGAGAAAAAAGCCATACGGGTGGGGCATTTTTTAGCAGCTGTGATTGCTTCTGGTGGGCTTTCTGCTTGGGGAGCAAAAGCAGCGCCGACTGCGGCTGCTACGACGGAAATTTATGGTAGGCAATTTTTTAAAACTTTTACCGATAAAAAGTTTATGGTAAAAAATCCTACTATCAAGGAGATATTGGAGCATTCTGGGATTGATATAAGTAAATTCCAGCAATGGACAAAGGGGGTTCTCGCCGATTTAAAGAAAAATGCCGAAATTGGGTTAAAAAAGTATAAATTTAAGCAAATATATCAAAAATTGGTAAATCTTACAATTGCCTCTGAAAAGGATAAAAGTTTGCCATTGCGAACCCAAATAGCCAAAGCAGAACATACGCTTAATAAAATAAAAAAAGATGTGGCAATCCACGACTCCAAGATAGCAAGAGAACTTGATGATATGATGAAGCCATTAGAAGCTTCAAAGAGTGAAAAAGAATATTATTCTGAATATTTAATGAGAAAATTAGAGGAAAATAAAGAGAAAACAGGGGCTGCTATTCCTCCAAAAGAGACTGTGCAAGCAAGATGTAAAAAGGATATAGAAGAAGCAATGGTTATGCGGTCAGAGCAAGCGGCTGCTGAAAGAAAATTTTTAGAGGAAACTTCTGAAGCATTGGGGAAAGAGGGCATTGTAACACCTATACAAATACAGCAATTTATAAAAGATAGATTTTCTATTACTATTTATGGCCCAAAAAGGAAGAGATTGGGCAAAGATGTCGCCGCTAAAATGCCTCTTGAAAGTGGGACGATTATTGCCAGAGATGTATTGGATTATGAGTATTTATCCCACGAAATTGCGCACGATATCGCTTCTAAACTTAATAATGTTGGGCGTTCACTTGCTAAAACAGCAAGAGAACTAATGCCTTATTATAAGGGCACGGCTCGTAATTATAATGCCATGTTAGACCGTATAGCCAGCAAGGATTATGCCAAAAAGGGACGATTTAACGAAGGTTTTGCTGAATGGTTGAAGGGTTGGCTTTTAGGTAAGAAGACAGATGAAAAAGATACATTTACTCAGGTATTTTTTAATTATCTCATAGATAAAGACCGAAGTATAGCCCTTAATTTAAGTGAATTAAAAAATATGATACGGCGGTATATAACACAAGGAGTGGAAGACCGCATTGCCTCTTATACTAATGTTGGTGGTAGGTTAGTGGCGACAAAAGGCATTAAGGGATATACTGAAGCAGGAAAGAAATTCCTTCGGACAAATTTTGAAGATGAGATAATTTCTTGGAAATGGATAGAAGAAGGGGTTTATGGTAAGGGATATTTTGAAGAAAAGCGCATACCAATTACTGCCAGCGTTTATTATACCATGACAGGAGTAAGAAACAAGGCAGCTGCCATAGCAGATCATATGATAAATGTTGCTTCTGTTGATAGTGTGGGCAGATATGTTGGCCCTTCACTCAAAAAAATTTTAGAGCCAATACCGGGCGAGCAATTAGCTCTATTTTCTGATTATTTACACGCTCTCAACGCTTTAGTTTATGCCAAGCGTGGCTTGCGGCATATTATGCCTGAAGAAGAGGCGCTTGCTTTTATTCAAAAATATGAAAATTCTGTATGGTCACATACTGCCAAAGAAGTAAATAATTGGGCTTGGCAATTTGTAGAAAGGTTAGCAGAAGCGGGCGGATTAAGCAAAAATGATTTACTAAGGATGAGAAAGGCAAATCCTTTCTTTATTCCTGTCCGCACTATGCGTATACCAGAGCAGGCGGCACAATTACCCTCTGAATATGTGGCTGCCAAAGCCACAGGAGCAGCGGGGAAGTTTGCCCCTTCTCGTTTAAAAGCAAGAAGAGGGCATAATGTGCCAATTGAAGGCGCCATAGAATCTTTAATGTCTTATGCCACTGAAATGCTGACAAGGGAGCATAGAACTCGCATTTCACAGGCAATAGCGGAGTTATATGATAATTCTTATAAAATAGCAGGCAACCGGTATATTTTGAAATATTTTAAAGAAATATATCCCGCACAAGTCAAAAAGTTCCATTTATCAAAGTTAGAAGACCAATTGGCTTCGTTGGGTTTTGATGAAAGATTATTAAAAACTCACAAAGATACCTTGTTAACTCTTTTTACTGATGCCAATGGGTATGTTCCCGGCACACAAAAGGTTATTTCTGTCTTGCACAAAACTGATAAAGGTTATAAAAGGCGGTATTTTGAAATTGCGGACACACAATTGTATAACTCATTATCCGATATAAATGGGGCTATGGTGAGAGAAGCAATGAAAGTTTTAGCCGCTCTTCCCCGTATGATTAGGTGGGGGGCTACACAGGCAAAACTTGCCTTTCTTATTAAAAATCCTGCAAGGGATATATTAAGTGCTATCGCATATAGCAAGACTGGTTTGGGTTTTAGAGAGGCATTAACAGGGATATTTAAAGTCCACACCGCTGCTCCTGAAAATGTATTACGCAGATTTGAAGCAATGGGCGGGTCAATGAGTTATGTAGCTGGCGCTGATATGATAGCGGCGCAGAATGCTTTTTCTGACCTTGTATTTAAAAAGACTGGTAAAAGACTAAAATTTATCAATCATCCGATTAAATCTATGCACGCCTTTATGCAATGGACAAGAGGTGTAATAGGTATTCCAGAATTGGGGCCGAGAGCCACAGAATTTAAGAAAATGCTGGAAATACTTGAGAAAGAAAGACCCAAGTGGACTGATTATGAAAAAGCAATGTATGCTTTTGTATCCGGGCAGGATTTAACAATCAATTTTAGCAGGGCAGGTAGGGTTGGCAAATATGTTAATCAAATTTCAGCATTTTTTAATGCCAATGTGCAAGATATAAGTAAACTAATGAGGGAATTAAAGCGTAATCCTCAACAGGTTATTTCAAAGAGTTTGATATATATGACAGTCCCGGCTGTGGTGCAACATCTTACATACAGAAACGAGGATTGGTATAAAGATATGGATTGGGGTTACAAATTAACACATTGGTTTATTAAAGTAAATGATGAAAATATAACAGCATTACCAATACCATTTACATTAGGTGGCATTTTTATCTCTCTGCCTCTTGCTGCTTTGTGCAGTATGGATGAAAAAGAGATAAAACCCATAAAAGAAGCCAGCAAGGAACTTCTGCGAGGTCTTAAACCACCTATTATTCCCAATGTGTTGGAGATTATTCAATCCATAGAAGCCAACCGCACCTACTTTGGGACACCAATAGAAACAGAGGGTATGAAAAGAAAACCTATAGAACAACGATATAAAGCGGATACTTGGGAAATTTCTAAAATACTTTCCAAAGGGCTTGTTGCATTTGGGGTTAAACTTTCCCCTGTTCAGGTGCAGCATATAATTAAAAGCAGCACTGGCGGTTTTTTTGAGCAATTGGATTTTAGTAAATTTAGCGAGACACTATTGGCAAGAGATTTTCCCTTAATCAAATCTCTCTTTGTTCAGTCTCCACATACACCATCACGGCATATAAGAGATTTCTTTGAAAAATTTACAGAATTACAAGAAAAATATAGTGGCAAAAAGATAACCCCTAAAGAACGGGGAGTATTGAGAAGAATGAGATATTACTACACTAATTATATACGAAAAAGACTTAAAAAGGCAAAAGAAGCAAGAGAAAAAGGTGATTATGAGAAAATGAAAAAGTATTACCAATCAGTTGGTGATACAATAAAAAGGAATAGAAAAAAATGGGGACTTTGAAGACTTTAGCGAAGGTTTTGGTTTTCTTTATCATCATCCCCCAATTACAAGAATTGCGTGCGGGGGATGAAGTCCCTTACTACCCTACTGATGTCAAAACCACAATAGATGTGGGCGCAATAAACCAAAATTTCAGAAGTTTGGCGGATGACACTGATTTATTGTCAATAGGCGATGTGCCTCCTAAATATCAGGAGTGTATTGGTAATACCATTTTTTGCGTTGATAAACACAATAAAAAAATAAAGTTAGAAAATGTAACAATTTATATCTCTACCACAGATGGCACAGTGCAAGGGATATGCTTTCCAGATGGGACCTGCCAAACTTCCGCTGGAGTTGGTTCTGTGGCTATTGTCTCGGATGCTGCTCAATTTACAGGAGATGGCACGGTAGGCGATCCCTTAACATTATTATCTTCTTCTATTACTTTGCAAGGGAACTCTTTTAACAGTGCAGGGCAGTTGGTTTTATTGGACGGTGCTGGCAACATTTCAGGTGGGATAAATATTGAAGGTGGTTATGCCTCTCAAAATGTTCTTAAATCAGGCGATACGATGACAGGAAACCTTATTTTGAATAATGCTGATTTGATTTTTTCAACAGGCACTTACAATGTTATAATTAACGCGGGAAATCAAGTTTCAAGTTTCACCTATTACTTACCGCCATTCAACGGGAAAGTGGGGAAGGGGTATGTTCTAAACATTTCTACCGACGGAACGATGTATTGGGACGCGCCCTCTGTTTCAGGCGTTGAGAATTACTACTTCACAAACGACACCTCCGACATCGGCGGGCACTATGTAATGTATTCAAGTAACACACTTTCCTCTGTTTCAACGATTACCTACAATTCACTATCTGACGGAAACACGTTACTTGGTCGGTGGGTTACGAATGACGGCTTTCCGCTTACAAGGGATATTGTCGCTGGGCAATGGGATATAAAGATTTACGGCGCAAAAACTTCTGGTAATAAAAATGTCAGATTGTATGGCGTTATCACTATTCGCAAATCAGGCGGGGAAGAAATTGTTATTTCAACCACTGGTTACTCGGGGGAATTACAATCCACGCCGCAATTGTATGATTTGATTACTTCTTCAACCGATATTAAATTAGACGACGGCGACAGGGTAGAAGTGGCGGGATACGCTTATGTTTATGGCAATGGGGGTTCGCCTGACATTGAGATATATTTTGGCGGGACTTCCCCTTCCAATGTTGCCATACCCGCTTCAAACCTCACTCCACAAATAGTGGTGCTGCAAAATGATGTGGCAGATTTGAAGACATCTACTGCAAATCTTCAAAGCCAAATTGACAGCAATGATACTGATATTTACAATTTGCAGGTATCAACAGGAGATTTGCAAACTGAAATTACCTCAAATGATACTGATATTGCCAATCTTGAGAGTTCCACTGCCACGCTGGAAGCAAACCTAAATCAGGAAATAGCCGACAGGCAAGCGGCTGATAATGCCATAGCGACTGATACTACCACAATAGCAGGAAATGTATCTACCAATGCTTCTGACATTGACGACCTTGAGACTTCTACCGCTACGCTTGAGGCGGATAAAGTTCCTTATTCTGGAGCGACAGGCGAAGTGGATTTAGGTAATTACCAATTAAAGACTTCCAGCCAATTATATATTAGCGGTGCAGGCGCTATGGGGTATAATATTGCCACGCCTGCTGCTGGCACAATTCAATTACACGGGGCTTCATGTTCAAAGTCCCTTTTATTTACAAATGCTTTAGAGGGCAATACCATAAATGACGGTTTACGCATATATTATGACAATGCTTTAGGTGCGGTCATAAGAAATAACGAGTCAAGTTATTTGCGACTTTATGCTGGCGGCAGTCAAATTCTTGGATTATCTTCTGGCGGTTCTATTTTTGGCACTGATTTAGATATGAATGGCAATTTAATTACTAATGCAACATATTATGGCGATGGTTCAAATTTAACAGGATTAACGGCAGACCAATCGGCTAACTATAACTGGACAGGGGTTCATACCTTCCAGAGTTCTACTACTTTTAATGATGTTATTGGTATAGGCGATGGTTGCGGAGCTCCGCCTTGCACTACGATAAGCGATAATGGGATAATAGACACAACAGAGTTAAACACCGGCAATATAAACGCCTCTGGGAGTATTTACGGCGACATACAGAACACTTCTGGCATAAACAGCGACATACAATCCGCTTTAGGTGATAAAATTGACCTCACTGAAACCTCTTCGGTAACCTTCCAAAACAGCGACTTTTCCGTCGGTGGCTCTACTTTTGTGGTGAGTGGGGGAAAGGTTGGGATTGGAACAAATTCGCCTTCTTATAAGTTAGAAGTTGAAAATGGCGATGTTTCAATAAATCGTCCCGCCTCTGGACACACACAATTATTTCTAAATAGTGCGGTGGGCTACAATGATTATATTTCATTCAAAATAGGCGATGTGTTAAAAGCCCAGTTTTTATATTGGGGGGATTATGGTTTTCGGTTTTATAGCAATAAAAATTCTAAAGATTTAATGTTAATCAGTGATAATGGCAATGTCGGCATAGGGACGACTTCGCCTTCCGAGAAACTTGATGTGAAAGATGGCAATATCATTTTATCTTCTTCCACATATTCAGGTGGTATAATATTTCCAGACGGCACAAAGCAGACAAGTGCCGCTGCAGGTGTAGGCGGTTCTGGCACTACTGGCAAGATTGCTAAATTTACTTCCGCCAATGCCGTCGGTGATAGCATAATGACAGAAAGCGGAAGCAATATAGATGTGGCAGGTGGAATGACGTTGTCAAGTTCAATGACAATAAATGCCAATAGTTCTGAAACCTATGCCCTGACAATTGACAGCAATTCTGACACGAGCGATGGGTATGTGTTGAGTGTTAGCACAAGTGGATATATAAGAAACAAAGGGCAATTTTCAATAGCATCTTCTACAAATTTAATAAATAGTTCCTCTTATACTTTAACAATTCCTGATTGGTGTGATATGATAAAAATAAATATATTTGGAGCTATAACTTCCCCCCAATATTATGGAATTAGGTATCATTTAAATGGAGATACTGGCAATAATTATCATGGCACTATTTTGCAATCTTTTGTTCATACTGGAGTTAGTTGGGATACAGTTAATATTGATAGAGGAACTACATCAAATTTTTTCTTTTTTAGAGACCCATTTGGAAGTTCTTATGAAATAAATGGTGAAATTAATATTCAAAATTATCGTCAAAATTGGCATGCAATCTATTCTAATATCGGTGCTGTAAGCAGTGACCGTTATGGCTCTCAAATTCATAATGGTGGGTGGTATAGCACTACAAAAATAACATCAATAGTATTTGATATAAATAGTAATTTTACAGGAACTTTAATATTAAATTGTTTAGAGATACCATGATATATTTAATCTTTTTTCTACTTTTAGAGCCGATTAAGCGAATACTCTCGCCGTTTATTTAGCGGACTCAATGGGACGGCTCTGCGGAGTCGTTGCAGGGCGGGACAAATGAACAAAACCCGTCCATAGTTTAGGAGGTAATATGCGAAGAAGTGGCTTTGGAAGAAAGGACGGCAGTCGCAGAGGTTGGCTGTCGGGTGGCAGAGGCAGGAACAAAACAAGTGTATGCCGTCATCCTAAAAAGAGATAGTTCTGTATAACATACCCGCCACGCCTCTGACCGAAAGGTTAATGCGCATTTTGGGCGGGTAGCGATTTGAGATAAAGTATGCAAGGATATTTAGGTATGGCTAAATCTGGATACATAAAAGGCGGTGGAGTTTATGAAAATAATGATAGAAAAAGCGATTAACGGTTACATTATAATTGAAAAAGAAGAATTGGAAAATGGCGAGGTTATTTGCCAAAAATATGTTTTTGAGACTAAAGATGATTATGATGAATTGGACTATAAAAAAGCAAAAGAGATGATATATTTTCTTCTTGACATTCTGGGACTGGGGCATAATAAGTTTGCCAAGAAGAATATCGCATTAAAAATTGTTCACGGGCATAAATACGAGTGTGGTGATAAAAAATGCGCAATCTGCAAAGGAGATGATGACGAATGAGCGTAAATAAAGACATCGGCGAAATAAAGATAAATATTGTCAGGATACAGAAGGACATATCTTATATCAAAGCACTTGTGGATAAACACGAAAAAACTATCTACGGTGATGAAGGTCGTAAAGGGCTTTTACGCAAATTTGATACATTAGCACTAAAGGTTACTCTCGGTGCTTCAATAATTGCTATAATAGCAACCATAGTTGCAGAAAAAATTGTAGGGAGAATATTGCCGTGATTGTCCCTGATTTTAAGGTTTCCCGGTATTATACCTATTACGAGGTCTCTGGCACTAACCACAGAGATTTGCAAGATATAAACAGAATAGAGACAATACCGTTCATTATTCCATTGCACGATTTTCTCAAAGCAGTGATAGACCCACTATCCGATAGGTTTGGTAAGTTCATAATTTCAAGTGGGTTTCGGGGTAAAAAACTCAATTCTCGGGTCGGTGGTGCAACAAATAGCAGGCATACCAGAGGTTTAGCGGTGGACATTGTTCAACCCTCTTGGGACTACGATGACTTTGAAACAGGGATAGAGGATATTATCATTTTCGCCGTTAAAGAAGGGCTGCCGTTTCATAGAATAATAATTGAGAAGAGGACTAAACCACGCAAGCGTTGGCTTCATATCTCGGGTGGCACGACGGAAAGAAAAATCTTTTTAGGAGTGGATGGGAAATATGAAGAAAAGAAAATCAAAATCTGCTAAAAGGACAGTGTATGTTTGGGACTATGGAAAGAGAGTTAAAAAGGTGGAAAAAGAGATGGATGAGCAGGAAGGGAGTAATGACGTTCCCCCTTACACCGATAATAAAATTGGTGATAAGATTGCTAAAAAGAAGAAAAAGAGAAAACAAAAGGGAAGGTAGAAAATGAAAATCAAACAAATGTGGCGAATGATTAAGGCGTTCTTCAAGGTTAAAAAGGAGGTGAATAAGATGAAAGAAATAAAAGAAGGTTGGAAAACAACGGAGTTCTGGTTGTCGGTTCTATCGTCAGTAGCGGCGATATATTTTGCAGTTCAAAATCTAATACCGCCTGAAATTTCGGCGAAGATAGTGGCTGCAATTGTGATGATATACAGTATTGCAAGAGCGATTGCGAAGTTCACGCCTTCAAAAAAGGATGATGAACTGCTTGCAAAGATTGTCGCTATTGTGGAAGGGAAAAAGAAATAATAAAGTGATTAAGTAAATGGATATTGAAAAAGCAAAAAAACTGTTCCCCCCTATTGTTATAAATATGCGGGTGTATCCTGAGGGTTGCTCTTTTTCTGTGATAGTGGAAAAGACAACAATAGCGTTATATGCCATTTCTAATCAACAAATGGCATATATGATAGCATTGCTTAATGTCATTTTGCATAACTCTATCCTGCTTGAGGGTTCACCCGTATATTTCTTTGAGGGGGAAAAAGAAGACAAAAGTGATAAAGATACAAAAGGAAAATAACGAAATAAAAGCAAATCTACCGGGTTATGGCGAACTAACCTTTTTTTATTTACCGCATAACACACAATTGTCTATCCAAGAGGCAAAATCAATGGTATTTAAACTACTTGATTGTCTCGGTTACCAGAGAACTGAAATAAAGGAGATATTAAAGAATGATTAGATATATTGCTTTTGCGGATATACATTCCGATGAAAGATATATAAATTTACTCATTAGATTTATTAAAAAGACAAAGCCACATTATGTTATTATTGGTGGGGATTTGCTTGATTTATACGCAATAAGCAGATTTAATACTCATAAAAGACATAGCAGGGGGATTGATTGGTGTATCAATGAAACAAATCGGGAACTGCGTATCGCTAATCGGATATTAGATAAAATAGATAGAGCGGCCGCCAAAAGCAAAAAAATATTTTTAATGGGGAATCACGAGGAAAGATTAGATAAATTTTATTTGGAATATCCACAAATAGAGGGTAAGAAAGCGGGGGTAAAACAAAAATTAAAATTAATTGAAAGAGGATATATTTTTATTCCCGCTGGAAAATGGTATAAATTGGGTAAATTGTATTTTATACATGGAGATGGTTATCAAAATGACATCTTTACAAAAAAAGTGGCAGTTAATTGCCGAAAAAATATCAGGTTGTTCCACAATCACACAAATCAATCATATATGATAACTTCGCCGATAGATGATAATGATAAAACTGAAATAAAATCGGCTGGGTGTTTATGCACTAATGACCCTGAATATATGAAGGGTATCCAGAATCGCTGGATAAATTCCTTTTTCTTTGGGTATATATTGAAGAATGGTAATTTCCAAGATTTTACAATAAATATAATTGAAGGCAAGATTATAACACCAATGGGGGATATAATAGAATAATCTATATGATTGATAGAAAATGTTTACATTGTGGGAAAAAGTTTTCAACATATAAATCTGAAATTAGAAGGGGAGGAGGCAAATTTTGTTCCCCGCATTGTTGGTATTCTTATAATAAAACTATAAAACACAAAAAAAGAACTAAATATATAAAGAAAAGATGTCAATATTGCGGTAAGGAATATGAATTGCCTCAATATTTAGAGAAAAGAGGGAACAATAAAACTTGTTCTGATAAGTGCCGTAAATTATTTATGCATGGGAGAAATAATCCTAATTTCAAAAATAGGCAGATAAAAGTTAAGTGCCAAGAATGTGGTAAGGAATTTTTTACAAGAATGCATAGATTAAAACAACAACGGGGCAAATTTTGTTCTTTATTATGTGCGAGAGTCTATCAATTTAGACATCAAAAAAATAAAAATACTCAAATAGAATTAGCGATAAAAAAGGAATTAGAAAGCCGCAATATCCCTTTTATGGAACAAGTGCCAATAAAAGAAGCAAAAACCATTGTGGATTTTCTTTTGCCCAATAAAATAATTATTTATTGTGATGGGGATTATTGGCATAATTTACCACATATAAAAGAGAGAGATTTTAATAGAAATTATTGGCTTAATTTTTTAGGTTATACAGTATTCAGATTTACAGAAACTGAAATTAAAAAATCAGCTTCACAATGTGTGGATATAATACAAAAGAAGTTTTTATAATATATCCCAGTATTTTTTAATGTAGGGATAATAGATTTTTCCTCTTGGCACTACCGAGATAAATTCCTTAAAGTCCATTTTGAAAGTGGAAGGTAAATGGCTCCATACTGCCAAAGCCGTTATTTCTTTATTATCATAAATCCTGCGGTCCCGCATAACATAACCCAACTGTTTATTGTTTTTAAGATAAATCAATCTTTCGTAAGTAGTAGCAAAATTATCACGTAATCCAGAAAATACATACCACCTTGTTCCCCAATCCTTTAAACCATTATTTCTTAATATTGCCATTGCTTTTTTAACAGTGGGATAGTATCTTATATCATCAAAGGCAAGGCGAATTTCGTATTTATGTTTTATTTTAAATAACTTCTGGCATATTTCATTTGTTAATAATCTATGGTCTAATCCCTGATTAAAATCCACAACAAGTTTTTCCTTGATTATCTGATCCGCTATCTTCATAAAATGCTGTGGCAATGCCAGAATGTTATTGTCCATTATAAACAATTCTTTGCTTTTGCCATCCCAAAAATCGTATATATCGCCCACCGCCCGGATTTTACCTTCTGTTCTTGGCACCACGCAAAATGGGCAGTTTCTTATACAACCCCTTGTGGTAAAGCCGTAATTTATCTTTGGCTTCATTTGCTCTATCTCTGGCGGTAATTTTACATATAAATCATACCCTGTGCCGCCTATTTGCTCTTTATGCGCCATATTCTCCCATTGCTTGCATTTATCTCTATTCCAGTCAAACACGCAGGAAACATAAATTTTATCAGCCCAATCGGAGAATAGTGGCATATCCCATACTATTTTATCCCCCCGCTGCTTATGATAGAGTTCTATCTTTTTAAGGGCTACATTTGGTATGGTGCTGTCAATGTTGATAAGTAGAATATTCATAAAAGTAATTTCGTTGGATACCCTCCAATTTTTCCGGCAAATTATCTACCATAGAAACTCACCTATACGCCTCTTCGCTATTTCAATGTAAGTAGGATTAAGTTCAATGCCAAGATAGTGTCTCTGGAGTTTCTTTGCTACAAGCCCGGTCGTTCCCGACCCGAAGAACGGGTCCAGAACAACACCACCAACCGGGCAACCTGCTTTTATAGGCGTAACCACAAGGTCTTCAGGATATACGGCATAATGCGCCTCGCTATAACCTTTTGTCGGTATTGACCAAACACATCGTTTAATCCTTCCTTTCACCTTCTCCCCTTTGTAATTTTCCTGATATTTTCTAATTCCCGTAGACTTAACAGCACTTGCTATATCGCCTTTTGTATGATTAAATCTATGTTTTAATCGTATTTTTGTGGCTTCTGCCAATGGCTCATATTGCGTTTCAAAATAATATTTAGGGCTTTTTGTGAAAAAGTAAATTTTTTCAAAATCCACCGTGAAGCGGTCTTTAATAGAAGAAGGCATACAATTGGGTTTATGCCAAATCAATTCATTTCTCAATATCCATCCTCTTTCAGTCATAGCGATAGCGAATCGTGGGGGTATTTGACAAAGGGATTTCGGGAGTAAATCTTTACAAATATGCCCTCCATAATGCCTGCTATCACTCTCTATCTTTTTTTGTCGTTCCCATTTATTGGGCTTATATTGACTTCCTGCGCCCCCACTTACAGAGTAAGTATCCCCAAGATTAACCCAGAGTGTCCCTTCTTTTTTTAGCACTCTTTTTACTTCGTCAAAAATATCGCAAAGATGTTTTATATATAATTGAAAAGTCGGCTCAAGTCCTAAACTTCCTTTCCAAGCACCACATTTAGAACAGAAATTAGAAACAATATTGTGGTCACGCATATTAGCAAAATTATTTTTATTAGAACCAACATTGGCATTATCTCCCTTGCCGCCAGTGGGTTTTTTAATGTGTGTAATCCAAGTATGTTCGCAATTATCGTTCCCATCCCATATATAATCAGAAACTTGATAATCCCGGAGCGACCAATAAGGCGGAGAGGTCACACAACAATCAATGCTTTCATCAAGTAAAGTTTTTAGCACTTCTAAACAATTTCCTTGTATGATTGTGTCTTTCATTTTTTATACCTTTTATCTTTCAAAAAACACTCCTTGCGCCATTTTTTGTATGGCTTATTATGGTGTAGTAATATTGTTTCGGTTGAATGGATTAAGCATTTAGCAAATGTCAATGCTTCATCAGGCGTAAAATCCCCAAACCAACTATAATGGTCGCATATTCTTATTCTGTCCGCTAAATTATTGCGAGGTCTTTTAACATAACCCGAACATAAAAAATGCTCACCTGCATATCTTTTTCTAATTAAGGGCTTACAATCTTTCTTCCCTTTTAGGCACTTCATAACATTAGAATCCTTTGTTCTATATGTTTTCCCTTTCTTTATCTTAAAAGTTTCTTTACTCATTAAACCTCCTATTTCTTTTACTATACAAAAATTGTATAATTATGGAATTAGTTATCATCCTCCAGTGGACACCATTCAGGGATTTCTTTACCTCGTATCATAAAACCCATATCACTCTTAACGCAAAGATATTTTTTCTGCCCGTTTCTCCAATCTTTAGAGTGGTGATACGGACATTCCTCGCAATTTCTAACACGAATTATTTTCATCGTTCCTCCTCGCAATTTATTCATAAGTTTACTTCTTGATAGTAATATATATTTTTAGGGGTATTGGCAAATGAACTGATATAGAATTTACCAACCACATTTC